TGGGGTGTTGGCAGGAATGGCAATATCCTCATTAGCCTGCTGGGAAGTGTTAAATGCCGCCAGTTCGCCTTCCGTCACCTTTAGGCGAGACATAGCCTCCATCTTACGTATCTCAATGTCGGCTTCCATGCCCTTAGCCTTAACATCAGCCCACTTCTGGAATAGGCTTAAAACACCACCAAGAAGCGACCCGCCAAGAGCAGAGCTGATAAAGCTGAACATATGATTAGTAGTGGTTGATAAACCAAGCCGTGACAGCAGAAATACCAGCAGATAATAGGGCGGCAACAATTACCACCTTACCCTTGAGTTCATCACGCCAACTCTCTAGCACTGTAACACGCCCATTAGTCTTGAGACATTGGGCTAAGATGGCATCCATCTTTTCGTCTTGGGAATCTAATCGAGTTAGAATTTTAGACAATTGTGAATCGATGCTGAGTGGATCGTAGCTCATTTTCTATTGAGTATTTCAAAGGCTGCTTTGATTTTTTCTTCTAATACGGCTACGCGTAAGTCTAACTTAGACAACACTATAATTAGAGTGATTAGGCCAAATAAGATAGGCCATGCTTTCATGACTATATCTAGTGCGCTCATTTTTGAGAGTAATCTTGTTTCTGCCAATTCAAAATATCTTCATTCCAAATATATCCTATATCACTTGGGCATGGAACTGGTGCATACCAGCAACAATCATCCTCATTTAACGACCAAGATGGAAATGGTTGTGGATGAATAAAGGCATCAAGGTCTTTACGATAGGTCATCCCAATACCAGCAAATCGTTTTCTGATCTTATGATTGTAACTTGTTTGAATCCAAGTTCCACCAAGACCTAGATCATTAGCTAAAAAATCTTGTCCACGATATTCTTGCTCGTCAGGAATAACTAAAATCTGAAGAACTAAATTGTTTGAGTTTATTTCAGCAAAGTGTGCCATATGATTAACCAAGATAACGAATAATTACAACACCAGAACCTCCACTGCCACCAGTATAACCAGAACCATAACCATATCCTACACCGCCACCACCACCACCTCTATTGGTTGCGCCAGCACCACTATTACCAGCACCGCCAGTTCCACCACCTCCTCCACCATATGATGTGTTATTTAAGTCCGATGCACCACCACCATCTGAATAGTAAAGAGAAGTGCCGCTAACAGAATAAGCAAGTCCTACACCACCATATGGGCCAGAACCTGCTGCACCCATACCGCCGCCACCACCTCCGTTATATGGAGGAGGAATAGAGCCAGAACCGCCGCCACCACCTTGCGAACCAGTACCCGGAGATGAAGGAGAACGACCACCGCCACCGCAACCACCGTTTCCACCAGAGACTGTTGAATCTGTTCCGCCCCCACCGCCAGCATATCCAGTAGAACCATTAAAAGATGAATTACCGCCACTATAACCAGCAGTACCACTTGAAGCAACACCGCCTGCTCCTCCTCCACCAACAGTCACTGAATATGCAGTGACAGAAGGAGTAGCACCAGTTGTCCATGTTAATCCACCACCACCACCGCCAGACCCAATTAAACCACCACCTCCTCCTCCTCCTGCTACAACTAAATAATCTATTGTTTTTCCAGATGGAACACTAGAAACAGTAAATGTACCAGAGCTAGTAAATGTATGTATTTTATAACCACCACTAGTAGTAATAGTGCCACCAGTAGCAGAAATACCATTAGATTTACCATAGCCATCGCTCATCGAAATTGCACCACTAGCTACACCAAACAAAGTGCGAACACTTGCTTGGTTCATATTGATGGACGTAGTGCCAGCTAGTCCCAACTCCACATTAACATTATTAAGGGAGATTGCGCCTGATGCAGGAAGCGTCATTTTAGCAATTGCACTTCTTTAGCGAAGCCACCTCAGCCCGAAGCTCTTTGATAGCTTCAACCAGCAAAGGAACAACCCGCTCATAATGCATCGTTAAATATTGTGAGTCGATAGGAGCTGGAGCAATTACTTCTGGCAGCACCTTCTGTACGCTCTGGGCAGATAAGCCCACTTCGCGCACAGGCTTGTAACCGAGTGCTTGTGCCGTCTCGTTTGCCTCGTAGTAGAAGCCGTCAAGCGAACATACTTTATCAAGAGCGTTCTCGATGTTACCCAATTTGTTCTTTAGACGGTCATCAGAATAGTAGGCTGTGATGTTACCTGTGGCTGTAATAGCCCCTGTGACCGCGACTGACCCAGAACTCACCAATAAAACGCCAGTTCCACTTGCAAGAATGTTTACTGTTAAACCATCAAGACTACATCCTAGATACGCACCACCAGTCCGATTATATGCTGTTATAGCCGGTGTTGTGCCACCACGAATTTCATAACCAGAACCAGATGAGGGCGCTCCGCCAGTTCCACTAAATTGCGACCATCCCCCAGAATAAGTATTTGTGCTTGTGGATGAAATGCCCCCAGTGACCGCGAGGCCAGTGTCGGAAATTTGAGCAACTGTCGCGCTAGAACCAATGGAAAGGGTTTTTCCAACTTGGTATCCAAGCACCGAGCCATAGGCTGTCGAACCAGTGAGGAGTTGAGCTGCTGTAGACCCTTCTGTTCCTAGTGTTGTCCGCCCAGACGTATTAGTCTGCCGCAAATATACTGGTGAGGTTGTTGCCGATGCAGCATTTAAATAATTACCTGAAGTAAGTGTGCTTGTAATAGCACCACTCGCGCTCACCGTCGTTGCCGCCACCGTGCTAGGTGTGGTCGCTCCGATGGCCGTGGAGTTTAAGCCAGTGGAGGTGAGCGTTGCTCTCCTAACTCCTGCCGTGCCAAGTGCCAATGTTCCACCAGCACCATCAACCATTGGGTCACCAGAATTTGTAAGAAATGAAAGATATGGGCCAGATGCTCCTAATCTGAGGGTTACTGCGCCTGTTCCGCTATCGTATAAATACGAATTATCATTTCCAAGTTCAATGCCAAGACCCGCGCTTATAAGTCCAGACGCGCTAATTGTTGTCGCGGCAATCGTGCTAGGCGTGGTGGCCCCCAGCGTGCCGTTTAGCGCACCTCCTGTAATAGTGGGGCTAGTGAGCGTCTTGTTCGTCAGCGTGTCCGTTGTCGCTTTGCCAACCAATGTATCCGTAGCGTCTGGCAGCGAAAGCGTTCTGTCCACGGTCTGCGTGCTGCTCAGCATCGTGCGCGTGTTTGTCGTGCCACCCGCAGCGTTGAACATGATGCGCTTCGTGGCATCTATTGAGTCTTGCACGTTGACGTAGCCTGACGCGCCCTTGCCTGCCAAATGCAGGCCAACGCTAGCATCCCCGCCTGTCGCTAAGATGTGGACGGCGTTGCCTGTTGCAGCATTTTCAATCGTTACTTCGTTTACCGCGCTGGCAATCGATGCCAGCTTCAGCGTCTCGTTGCCACTAGCATCATTGATTTGGGCAATCACTGGGGTGGTGATTGTAGGCGAAGTACCAAATACTAACAAGCCGCTGCCTGTTTCATTTGTGACTGCCGCCGCTAAATTTGCAGAAGTAGGTGTTCCTAAAAATGTAGCCACACCTGTTCCTAAGCTACTAATTCCTGTCCCACCAGATGTTGCTGGTAATGGAGTAGTGGCAGAAAGTGTTGTAAAAGCACCAGTAGAAGGATTGCTTAGACCAATAGCCGTGTTTGTAATACCCACCGCGCTATAGTCTGTACTCACCCCCACCACTGCACCTGTACGGCCAAACACAGTGTTCACTGCATCTGTATTGTCCACCTTCTGCCAAGCCGTGCCATTGCTAATGATCCAATCGTTTACATCAAAGCTAATGCCAAACTGTGTTCCAGCAGTACTTACTACATAGTAATTACCCTGAGTATCACCACCAGGAGGATCGCTTAACGAAGGATTATTCGTTGTAGCATTCCATGTACCTTTATATGATAAAGCCCCAGTGACACCAGTAGATGCTGGTGTATCAAGAAGTAGAGTTTTAAAGACATCCATTTTTAGAGGTAGTTGAGTTCCTGCATTTCAAAAACGCAATCAGTTCCAGCCTCACGGATGGCCTTGGCATTTAATGCCATACGTTTTGTCCAGTAGGCTGAACTATTTGCAGGAAATCTAAACCCCTTTGTGGAAGTAGGACTTGTCGTAGCATCAAAAGTAACACGCGCATCACCACCTGTGCATTGCACCAGCAGATGGGTTGTGTCAGTAGACATAGTCCAATCTACAACATTTTCAGCCGAAGAACTAATCGTATTCTGATGGTGCACCGTACCATATTGAGCAATGGCTTGAGACGGTGTATTTACTATGCGTGCGTTTGCCATTTGATTAGACGGTAAATGGGGTTGCTTGGATCGATGCGTCTGTAGAAGCAGAACGGATAAACTTAGCTAGACGAGCAGTGTTCTTGTGCCACAGAAAAGGAGGAGTAGCTTTCTTAAACAAATGACCATTTGTAGATGTCGGCGCACTACCATCAAAAGTCACCATAACATCATCACCCTGGACATCGATCAATACATACTTGGTCTTAGATTCAGTCCATGCAGCAGTGAGGCTGACAGCAGCCGTGCTGACTGCCAGACGTTCATCGGCTTCGCCTGTAGGACTTGGATATAAGTTAACAATGAGTGAGTTATTCATGCTTATCGGAACTGACGTGATGTATATGTTGAGATGCGACGAAACGCATTATTGATATTACGCTGATTAGCTGGTTTATCCAACTCTACCACAAGGTATTCATTAGCGAGATTCTCTTCTGCCATAGCTTTCTCGGTCTGGCCATCCATTCTCAGGAAGTCAGCATAGGTAGCATGGGCCGCAAAATAGAAGAATTCATCTGGGATCGTAGTGGCAGTGGCCTCATATGGGCCATCCCATTCTTCCTTAAAGCACATCCAATATCCAAGGTTGGTTCCATGTGGATTGATAGGATGGCAGCCAGCAAAATCTTCGTAATACTCAATCTCACGATAACCATGACTTGTGAACGGATCAGCCGTAAAGATGCGATTGATGTCACTAATTACTGGAATAGCAACTGGGCTAACAACACCAGTCCCTGTATATACCTCAAAATTGGTATCGGTAGTGGTGAGGTTATATGTGAATGTATCGTTAGTGTTATTGGTCGATGTAATCCCAGCCACTTGATAGCTGCCGTTAGGACTTACGCTACCAGTAAGACCACTAATCGTGACGTACATTCCTTCACAGAAATCTACAGATGCACTGGTTACAATCGTTACAATTGCACTGCTGCGAGTAGCAGAAGAAACAGACCGAATGCCAGCCGTCTCATCATATGTCCTAGGAATAACACCGCTGCTATTTATTGGACGAGCCTGAGAAGCCACGAAGTATCGTGCCCATACAGGGCAAGCCTGATACGCCTGCCAAAGACGACGATTCGCCATTGCCAGTATCTTCGTTTGTTCTGATGTCGTAAAGGCATCTACGCCAGCTAGAGCTTGAATGAGCGCAAACAGATCGCTGTAGTTCTTGTTTTGCATCAGGCTTTATTTGGAGAAAGGTCTGGCATTGCTTTGTTAAAGTATTTCATAAATTCGCGGCTATGAACTGTCTCATAACCATACTTAGCAACGAGACGATGGAACTCACGCTGAGGAATCACAGCAACGCACTTCCCTAGTCCGGGAATGGTTTTATGATTCTTCATCAACGCGGATTGAGCACGCGCAAGATTCTCGCGCTCAAACTGCGTTTTGCCTTCATCGGCAAAGTGCTCAAGAATCAGCTTCTTGCGCTCTGCGTTAAGTTCGTCCTCACTGAACTTCTGCTCTGACTGGGTGATATTCATGCAAAAATAAAAAGGCCACCCCCAATAGGAGGTGGCCCAATTCTATCACAGCTATGTGATTAGGCAAACTGGCCTAGATTCAGAATCTTCATTCCGATAATCCATTTACCAGCCGTGAGGCTAGCAACAGCAGCATCAGTGAGCTTCAGATACACAGGAGTATCAGCGGCCACTGGTTTAACTGGAAGCGCACCACCCTTAATAGTGGTTGTGCCAGCCGATTGCACGAACAATGTGCCTGTGTTGTACACAGGAACAGTCATACCGTCAGCATCCAAACTAGAGATAAACTCTGTAGGAGTTCCAGATGTTGTGCCAATGTCTAACACTACGCTTGTGCTACCAGCGGCAGCAGTTGCCTTGTGGATACCCACAAGCTCAACGGCACTGCCAGCAGGAAGAATGGCGATTGCTTTTTGATTACCTGTACCAAGCGCAATCAAGTCGACGTAGTCGATTGTTACGATGTGTGTGAAGCCAGAAGCGGCCTCGTTTACTGTAATTTTAGGCATAGTAGTAGTTCCTTAGTTAAGATTACGACAGAACGGTGATCTTGCCGTGAGCACCAGGGTGCTTCATCAGCATCGTCAACGCGCAGTCAACATAGCCGCGTTCGCCACCGCCCAAGTTAGGCAGACGTGTCGAACCGAGCGAGATGAGTTCAGCAACCCCATAATACTCAGGATTGATGAGGTAGCCAGTGTCCTTATTGGTCGTATCAGGAGCGCAATCAGGATTCATGTTGATGATCGAGACAAGGCCATGATCGCTCTCATACATTTCGACAGAGAGTTTGATGCTGGCTTCGCCGCCACCATAGTTCACCTTACGAACCGAGTAGTCGGAGCTACCAGATGTACGAGCGAAATCGCTGATAACACGGCGCAGGGCTGTGTCAGCAACGAGTGTCAAACCATTGCTCATGCCAGTAACACGGAAGATGCTGGTGATGAGGTTGTTGAACACTGTCTCGTTGAACGTGCCGCTAGACCAGATGGAACCAGCAGGAGTGCGGTAGGCCGCAGGAACATCGGACGGGCCGCTGGAGCTAATCCAGTTGCCAAGGCCACGAAGACCATAGGGTGTACCAGCACCGTCTTCAACGCTACGATCATTGGCCGAGCAGAGGGTCGCTTCGATGTCGCGCTTGATTTCGCGGACAGCTTTCGCCTCAGCCTGAGCAACTTTCGCTGGCCCAACCGAATCAACAGCCTGTTGAAGGTCAGAAACCATGAAGTCACGACGGAATTTTTGGATGTAGTTACCCAGACGAGCGCGATTAGCAAACTTGTCTGTGAAGCTTGTGACGTCTGTACCTTCTGTAACGCCAGTGGTCACAGGAGCGGAGAGACTGTCAACCGTCCATTCTACGAATGTAGCGGACGCTTTGGATTTAGCAGCACCAGAAAGAACAGGAGTCTCTTCTGGAGCGAGGATTGTCAAGACATCGGTCAAGTCTTCGCGGTTAGAAACAGCGGAGCCTGGATTCGTTGTGTCGAATGTATTTGAAAAGGCCATATTAGTATCAGTTTACTTACGTTTTGAGAGTTGTGCAGTTCGGAGGGCTACGAAATCACTAATGCTGCCTGAGTCTAGGAGTCGTTTAACACCTTCTTTCACGTTCCGTTCGCCCTCTTTCATTGGCCTGCCAGAAACAGCAGAACTAGAATCAGGACTACCGGGAGCCGATACCTTCAGAGCTGGTTTGGAATCCAACGAAATAGCCTTACGGCCATAGATTGAATTAGCAGCGTGAGCCAGCAAGTATGGTAGCTGGGGAGCAACATCTGGCATGGACTTCTCAAGGTCTTTGAGACGTGGATCAGCCATCATTGCTTGATACTGCCGCTTTAAATCATTGTCATCCTGAGACGACAACCAATCCAATTCCTTGGACGCCTGCCCTTCAAAGGCAGACTTTAAAGCTTTTCTCTGTGCATTGGAATCAATTTCCTTTTTCTGCGCAGGTAGGAATTTATCACGCGCCTTACGCGCACGACGAAGATAATCCTTAATCTCTGATTTGGTTAAGTCCTTGCCGTCAATTTGCGTGACGACATCTTCATAACCGAGATGCTCGGACTTGTCGAGAGTGTCCTCTGCCCATTCGATCACCTGATTGGTTTCCTCAAATTTTTTGCTGAGGTCTTCCATCGTGGCAATCGAGGCATACGGATTATTCTCGATCTTCGGCTCTAGCGGGTTCTTCTCGTTTTGTTGTTGTTGCAGGCGAGCCTCGTATTGTGCCACTCGTTCTTCTGCCATTTTTCGTTTGGCAGTGAGTTCAGCAATACGCTTCAACAAACCAGATTTCCCCTTTTGAGCTAATTCTGCAATATCCTCATCGGTAAGTTCCGAAAGGTCGACTTGTGAAAGAACATCTTTGCCTTCTGTCTCAGACGTGGGAACTTGCTCGCCATCCTCCTTAGATTGTGGCGGCTGTTCTTCTGCGTCCTTAACTTCTGGCGCGACTTCTGGAGCGGGCTTCGGCTCAGGTTCCTCTTCTCGCTGTACTACAGGAGAAATAGGACGAGCTTTCAGCTCACCCAAACGACGAACGGCATACTGACTCGTCGTTATATTAGACTTTTCTACCGTATCCTGTTTAGCCTCCGATACGTTTGAGGTAGTGACTTCTGACATATTGTGTTTTCACCGTCTTTACGCCACGGCGATTGCGTATTGACATCATAGCAAAGTTTTTCATTGCTATATATATGCATGGCAATGCCTTTGTAGCTCAATGGTAGAGCACCTGTTTTGTAAACAGGCGGTTGCAGGTTCGACTCCTGCCAAAGGCTCCAGCTTACAGCGTGCGCCGATTCTCGATGCTCTTGTATCCAGCCATCATCAGGAACTCATCGCACTGAAGAATGCGTCCACTGATCTGCTGAATCTTGTCGCTGCCAACATCGTGCAATTCACGGATGAGTGATTCACGAATGTCATGCACTTCATCCAGCAACTGAATGAAGGCATCTTGATGTGACAGTGCGTCTAGCTGTTTCTTGTCGATCATAAATTACTGTTGTTGCATTCCTTGAGTAGGTGTCTCTCCCATCGCTGCGGGAGCTGTACCTACACGACCAATCTGAGCGTTCTGAGCTTGTTGCATCTGGAACTGGTATTGCTGAGCATACTTCTGAAGTCGAGCAGCAAACGCCTTATCCTGCTGTAAACGCTGATTAACGTCTGGCTGTTGAGCATATTGCTGCACCACTTGCAGTGCTACTTGCGCACCATTAGGACGAGCACCCACTTCAATACCAGCATAAATCTTGGATAGGTCATCAGTCACTTGTTTAACAACTTGTTCTTGAGCCACACCCGCTGGACGGAGAATTGTATCTGCCAGCACAGGATTAATGCTAGCTGCACCGAATTCTAGCAACGCATCAATATCAATGCGGCCATTGCGATCTAGTTGAAGCATCGCTGTGAATTGCTTCAAATGATTATCAACATTATCTGGATCGTTTTGCATTACATCATAATTAATGATGATGTCAAAATTCTCATTTGGATCACCACGATCAAAACGCTGAGGATCAGATACGCCAGTGACACGGAAGAATACTTGGTCTGGGCCAAAGCGTTGATAGCATTTATATGTTAAGCGCAATACGTCACGAACGTGCGTGAGGAACTTATCAACAAAGTATTGCTGCTGAATCGAAGAGAGAGCATTACCAACATCAAGGCCGATTAACTTATCAGCTTGATTCAACTGCGTTGTCTCCATCTCGATAGAGCCGGGATTGAATGATGGCGTAGGCCCAAACTGGAATTCATTAGCACGACGATAGGGAACATAACGCCCTGGCCCCCAATCTGCTGGAGGATTGCCAACAGGGTGCATAATAGGAGGAAGCGTAGAGAGGCTATTACGATCAACGCGACTATCGCGCTCTGTCTTCACAAGCCACTGAATGCCTTTCAGCATTTGTGGGAAGCTCTGAACATCGTATAGACGTTTGTTATCTTCGGAAAGTTTTGTTACAACGAAAGGATAGTCTTCGTATCCGTTCATCAACTCATGCATAGCATAGTTTGGAACCTCTGGCTTGCTTACGCAATTACGGTGGAATACCGTGCAATAGATACCTTCAGAGCCATCCTCTTCATCGATTAAACGCTGATAGCCATACACCACTTCATACAGCTCTTGTGCTGTATATGTAGTTGTTTGGTAAAGATATTGATTACGGCGTTCAATGCGCAGCGGGTCTGCCGATTCTGCACAGTTCTCAATAACATACTCAACCCAGTCCTTATCCCAGCCTTCTGTATTAACCTTATTACGAATCTGCTGGGCGGTCATTAACACACGCCAGAAACAATATGGAACCTTTTGTGGGTCTGTAGTATAGGCAGGGAATAGTACATCGCCATCTGGAGCCAGCGATTGAACCAATGGACAATCAACAGAACGGCGAACAATTGGAAATTCAGCAATACCAACATCACGTAAATCTTTTAAAGCTTTCTTAGCTTTAATGTCAGTCATCCCACCAAATTGGGATTTTAACATTTCAATCAATTGTTTATCGCTCTTCTTTTCAAGAACGGCTTGAACAACTTGAGGACTTAATGCCTGCAATTGATCTAGCGTAAGCTTCTGCTTGAATGTGCGGTCTTCACGCTGCCAGCCAACATATGTGATCATCATGCCACGTTCCAACAAGAAGTTGGCCCCAAGTTCCATCTGGCGTTTGAACTGAGGAATATAGGAAGCCACCATCCACTTCAAGAAGCTGCTAACAACACGCGAGCGAGCCATGTCTCCAGCCTCTACAGGATAGGCGCGGATATTAGAACGATTGAGCGCAGAGATGAAGATGGCAACATACCGATTGATACGCTCATCAATAACGTGAGCCTCTGTATCAGCAGCCCCATCCCAAGGGAAAGCATCTGCACCATGCTTGCGCAAATCGTCGCTCTTACCTGGCCAATAGTTACGACGATAATCATAACTGTCTCGGCATTGGTTAAAGAAGAATTCTAGGTCAGCAGTTGTGCGCGTGTAAGCACCCAACAATGCTGGAACATTTACTTCTTCTTCAACGTAGATAAGGGCTTCTTTATTGTCGTTCATTTAAAATTTCGCTGGATGGACTGTACGATGCGATAGGCCATGCCCTTATCCAACGCCACCTTATCCGCTAAATGCGCGGCATCGATGGGTTGGTATCGGGCATGAATTGCTTGTTGCAATAGCTCAAATCCAAGCAACCTGTCTACCTGTTCGGCCTGCCACTCAGGGTCGATGGTTATATCATCAATCTCCGAGGAGTTCATGTCTATAGGTAGTTGCGTTACTTGCATCTGTAATTGCGTCAACGTAGATACGTTTGCCCACAAGTTTACCACGGAGCTTGCGAGGTATGGCTACAGGAACCTTTAGGTTGCTGCCGTTCAATTTGGCATATATCCAGCGCGGGTTCTTAGCCTCACGTAGTACTACGGCCTCAATCCTATTAGGTACTGCTAATGGAATGGCTAGAGATAGCTTGATAATCTCAATAGCCTTCTCCGTAAGCAGGGTGTTCTTCCCATATCCAGTGTAGTGAACATCTGGTTTTAGCTTATCACTTTTTAATTTGATCAGCTCGTTAATATCCATCTTTAGCTCTTCAGCTACTGTACCGATTTTTACTTTCTTCATTAGTATCCCCCTTTGCGTTTAGTGTGTGGTTGCTTGCTATCAATAAAACGAATGCCATCAATACAGGCATACCGAATAACATCTACTGGGTCTTTCCACGCCTCATCTGGGCCGCTATCACCAGTGTATTCCTGCAAAGCAGTGATGATGTTCTGGCATCTATCAGATACGTAGAAGTGAGGGCGATTGATCCCATCCACTGGAGCCTTACGATTGTAGGCAATCTTAGTCTGGATAGCCTGCACGCCATCCTCAATGTCTAGCCCCGGAGCGGGAATGAATATAAGCCCACTGTCTGCCAAGTCCTCAATAATGGATGAAGCTCCGTCTTGCCCCTGATATTTAGCTGCACCCAAGCGAGGATCGATGAGACGTTCAAAGATTGGCTCTTTGATTTCATCCTCTAGCGTAGTGACTAGGTTGACATAGTCCTTGATGCCATAGCCCAACCCCTTGCTTCCTTCGCCTCCAATCCATCTGCCACCATGCCACTTAGCCCAGTCTCCTACGTTCTGATCTGGCCACTCACGGTAGACGTAATATGTATCACTTACGTCCACCCCAATCCAGCACATGAACCAGTTCTTTCTCCCAGCAGGATCAAGCACCATGTAGTGCGTTAAATCCTTAGTTGGTATCTTTTCGTGTGGAATTACATTCACTTCCCGCGAGAACATCGGGAACCGCGAGGACGCGCTTTTTGTCGGCACGCCATAAGCTCTGGTGAGGATTTCTTCTTCGGGACGGCTTTTGAGGTCTTTAGAGATGCGGTCATACCCCCCAAAAGGATTGTCAATGGAATGGAAGTAGATGATTCCTGCGTCTCGGTTGAAGCTGTGTTGCACGAATGGCACTTGCCTACCCCCAAGAAGTTCCGCGCTTCGGCTTTCGATAGTCCTCGCTTTCTCAATGTAATCTCTGACAACTTCTGTATAGCCATCAATTGGAGTGAACGTAACAATGAGCTTAGCATTTCTAGTAGCCAAGCGAAACCGTAGAGTAGTGAGGAGCTCAGGCCCAATAAGATACTCGTCGCACCACGCCCCAATGTTAAGACCGCTAGGCTCACGGCTGCCAAGCTCCGCACCTTCAAGGATCGTATCGTTGTTAAGAAATTGTGCATAGGTTTTAAATATAATGTGACTCTTGCTTCCAGGCAATATTAAACTGCTTTTGCTAAAGCCGTTCTTTCTTGTATAGCTTACATTAGCTTCTGCTCCCAGAGTTTTCTTTCTCATCTCCTCTGGTAATGCATCATACACTGCGCTTTGTTGCTGTCTAATAGACACATCCGCATTCTGTGCAAAGCACATGATGACACTGCCAGGATTGTCTATCGCCGCACAGACAACAGCTCTAGCCGCATAACTTGTTTTCCCAGACCTGTTACCACCACTAATCAATATTTCATTAAATTTTTTTAATAAATCTTCTGCCCGCTTCCAGTGCGCTAGTCTAAAGCCATAACGATAGGGATCGCGCTCCGCATTATCAATGGCATCGTGATAGATAGACCACAGCTCCATTATCTTTTCTGGCTGCATAGAAGCCATCTCCCGATCATTGGGCGGCGTAAGCAATGGATGGTTCTTCCAGACGACACTCATTGTTTTGTGATATCAACGCTATCAACTGGAATAGCCTCTTTCTGCAAAGCAAGCCGCGCATCTTCAATAGCCTTAATAGCATCCTCCAAACTCGGCCTACCAGTGCGATGCTCAACAATCGTCTTCTGCTCTCCTAAAGCCTGCATTCCCTTATCCACCGCAATAGCATAAGGCAGCACCAAGTCCTTAAGATTGGTCTTAGCCAAAGCCTCTGGGTTGTTAGCCAACTGCTCCATCTTCTGCTTCACCAGCAGCCTCAATCCCTCAGCCATCTCAAAGCCATCCTGTGCCAACTCCTTCTTCCGCTGATCTATAGCCATACCATGTCTAGCCCTCACCCTAGATATCTGGTCAAAGTTCCAGCCAGTCTCGTTAGCTATCTCCTCCCACGTATTCCCACTACTCAACATCTCCAACGTGAGCATAGCCTTCATAGGATCGCGGCTCTCTAAACTCCTACTATCAACAGTAGCTAAAGAATTAACTATAGCCTGACTAGCAAGTTGCATATCCTGTTTTCTCGCACCCAAATTAATTGTCAAGTGTTTTCTTTATACACACCACCTATAAGGAGTATTCTGTGCTTATACCCCAGGGATAGTACTATGATACTACTCAATAAGACTTAGACATTGGTAGCATTCATTTGGTTGAATTCACCGATATGATCATTTTCTTCACAGACGCTCGGCACTTAATGTGCTCGCGTCAAGACAGCCAAATTTAAAAGAAACCAGTAAAGAAAGGGGGAGTGTGAGGGGGGAAAAAAGGATGTGTCAAGCCTTTTGTTTCCTATTAGGCACGTATTTATTATTTTTATTAAATGGCTAGTTAACCAATAATATCGTGCGCCTGGCCGTCGCTGCCGATCCCCTCCCCCCCTATGCTCCGTGTGAATGCTGGGCTTGGGATAAAGCGTGCTGGTGTTGCAGGAAAGTGTTACCGGACAGGCAAGGAAATGCAATATACTTGTCTTCTTGACTGAATTAGTCAAGATCGGGGTCGTCCGGCTCGTCATTCTTGGGAAAAAATGTTTTTTGCGTAGTGCAAACTATTCTGCCTAGCGAGCGGGGAGAGTTACAAAAAAAGGCGAAAAGAGTTTCCTTGTTGGCACAGAATAAGCACAGAAAAAAGTTGTGTGTTGGCATGGGGAGTGCTGGCGGCTGCTTCCCTTCCCTTTTATCTCTGATTCCTACTACGTTTTTCGGTGAATTAGTGGGCGCGGAATTGCAGAGAGAGCGAGAAATATCCTTTGCAAGTGGCTTGTGTATCAATGGTTTAAATTATCATTAAAAATAAGTGAGAATTTGTTTGTAGTCAGATTCCTTATGTGCATTGTGGGGAGTGTTCTCTGAAAGTTTAACGAGCAAGGCGGCGGGCACACTTCCCCGCTGACGGTGCGATCGAATAATACTGCGGCGACCCGATGCATTCCTACATCATGGAATAGCAAGTAAGCGGAGGCATATACATACCTACGTGCGGCGAGCATAAAGCGGAGACGGCTTACCTTAAAAGATAAAAAACCTGACGCGGTTTTTGTGACAATCTGCTCAAGTCAATATTCCTAACTAGTGCTTTCCGTTGCGAAAGCGTGAGCTAGTTAGGTACACGAAAAAGCTCAGCATTTCGCTGGGAATTTTCGCTTACCTATAAAAAAAGGATAAAAATGAACACGTTAGCATTAAGCAAGTCACAAGTGTCTGAAATTGTAAATAAAAGCAATTCCTTCGACAAGGAAACGTTAAAAGCAAATCGTGCTTTAATCACGGAATGCCGTAATGAAAAGCGCGAGAAATTGGGAGGTATGGACGTAGGGCAAATCGCCCACATGATCCAAATCGCGGTCAGCCAAGGCTACACGTTGGCAGATATTAAGGACAAGTCAGGAGTGCGGAGTGACACAATGTCATTCATTCTTAAGCGTAAGGACGAAGTAAGCGCACTAGAGGCTAAGATTGCGAAGGATCAAGAAAAATTAGCCAAATTGAAAGCCGCCTAATGTGATCACAACCGCAATGCTCTTCGCTGCAATTGTCGCCGTCGAATCCGGCGGCAATTGTAACGCTATAGGTGACAATGGAGGAGCCGTGGGTGCGGCGCAAATCTGGGAAGTAGTTGTAAAAGACTGCAACCAGATCAGCAAAAAGCACTACACGTTGAACGATAGGTATAGCATTCAAAAATCTATGGAGATGTTTGTTATCTATACAGACCACTACGGCAAACGTTTCGGATGCACGCCCGAAGTAAGGGCAAAAATCTGGAACGGTGGGCCTGGGGGTGTTTATAGCCCAAAAACCGCCAAATATTGGCAAAAAGTTAAGTCAAAACTCAAATAAACAAAAAAATGAATAATATATCAGTAGAAGATGCAAGAAAAAGTTATATCGAGGCACGAGATGCCGCTTACAATGCTAATGCATTGACCGTAGAAGCCAGATACAAAGCTTATAGTAGAAAACTAGATCGAGACGATGCCGAGGCTAAGTTTATCCTCGCATCCAACGAGTCTGCTAAAGCTAACGCCGCCTATAATGCGGCTGTTAATATAGAGCAATCAGCGGACAAATTGGTGGAGGAAGCGAAAGCTAACCTCGCCAAAGTTGTCAGCGAGGCTGTACACACATAAACAACAACAACAAAACAAATAGAAACATGAATAAAGACATGGAAAGAGAAATATACATACAAAACGAAGAGTGGCAGACGCGATTTAACGGCAAACTTAAAGACGAGTATCAGATTTATCTGATGCACGCTATTGATAAGCCATTAAAGACGTTTGATGAATGGATAGATCAAGGAATTATCTAACACAAAAACCAAATGAACGACATGGAAAGAGAGATATTGATACAAATAATCGAAGCCAATGCAGAAAAGATTAGAGCATCTGCTGCATTTAGAAAGCTCAGCAAAGAACAAATGCTAGAGCTTAAAAAGCAATTCCTGGAAACCACAAAAACCAAATGAAATATATACCAAATGGAACGCCTCGTCTTAAAGAAATAGAAATATTGTTAAACGCTGGACTATTCTGGCTCCGTGCAGACAACGATGAAGACCCAGATGATCCTCGTGATGCCAAAGCTACCGCCGAAGAATGCTTCGTCGAAGCCTATAAATTGGTTGTCTATATGTTAAAACAACAAAAACAAAATGAAAATAACACTAACAAAGATAAAACATAACGAGCACTTCAGCGACGAGACAGACTTATTCTGCGCTACCATATGCGTGGATCGTAAGCCTGTTTTGCTAGTAGAAAATGATGGGCATGGAACGCCCAACAAATACGACAGCATAGACGGCACTATCAATGTTGAGTCTATGTTGAATTTTATTAACGCATGGTGCGTAATATTTATGCCTAAAATTAAGATGCCGTGGGATAATGTAGACGGCTCTGAATGTTGGCTTCAGCCAGACTTAGACTGGCATATCCAAGACCTACTCAATGCATGGAAACGTAAGAAATATAAAACAAAATGAATACAAAAATAGAAGTAGAAGTTAAGAAAAACTATGGAGCCAGCGCGTTCTATATTGTCAGCGAGCACAATGGGTTTATAGAAACCCTAACCCGAAGAAAAACAATAGATGTAAATGATATTATGGCTCTCACAAAACTTGGATTCCAGGTTTCCGAGAAAAATATATATCATAAAATCTTTGATCAAGCAAAAGCCATCCATGAAAATACTAATAGCTTGTGAGTATTCGGGTACGGTGAGGGAAGCCTTCCGTGCCAACGGTCATGATGCAATATCATGCGACTTGCTGCCATCAGATGATGGCAAGCCACACCACTACCAAGGTGACGTGTTCGACATCATTAACAATGGCTGGGACATGATGATTGCTCACCCACCGTGTACGCATCTCGCTGTAAGCGGCGCGGCCTGGTTTAAATATAAGGTGAAAGAGCAAGCCGAAGCATTGGATTTTGTACGTGCATTAATGGATGCACCGATCAAAAAAATCTGCATCGAGAATCCAATCAGCGTGATCTCAACTAGAATACGAAAGCCAGATCAGATCATTCATCCCTGGCAATTCGGGCATGAAACAACCAAGGCAACGTGCTTATGGTTGAAGAATCTAGACCTGCTTACACCAACTAACATCGTGAGTAAGGGAGAACGCAAGGTGTACGCTAGTGGCAAGTCGTCACCAATGTGGCACGCAAAAACTGGCGGTGGTAGTGGAAAACTACGCAGCAAAACATTTCAAGGCATTGCAAATGCAATGGCTGAACAATGGGATAGCCTTAGATAAACAATAAACAAAATGACAATAGAAACATTAAAGTTCGATCTGAAAGACTACGAACAAACGCAAGCATTCGCTCGTTTGATTCAAGCACTCAACACATCGGGTGTTCCTTGGACATTATGTAAAGAAGGAACATACGTTCTGATAAACATCACCAATGGATACTAATAAAAACAAATGACAACTAATGAGGCATTAAAATTCGTAGGCAATCTCTCCGCGCCATCTAAGATGCCGTGCCAGAGCTGGTCTATATCGGCTGAGCTGTGCCACGTAGGGGCACGCATGGCTAAAGTAGAGGGGTCTATCTGTAGCAGATGTTACGCTCGCCGGGGTAACTATCTGTACCCATCGACTAAGAAAGCGCACGCAAACAGATTTGCTGCACTCACGGAAGATGGTTGGGTAGACGCAATGGCACAAGTTATCAACGAGACGGAGTCCTCTGGATACTTCCGTTGGTTTGATAGCGGAGATTTGCAGGGAGCTTGGCACCTGGCGAAGATCGTTGAGGTGGTAAACAAGACACCAAACATCAAGCATTGGATGCCAACGCGGGAGTATGCATACGTCAGGCAATTCATCTCCGAAGGTGGAGTTGTTCCAGACAATCTAACTATCCGATTGTCGGCTCTTATGTTTGATGGAAAGGCTCCAGAAATGTTCGCTCGTATGCTAGGGGTGAACGTCAGCGGTGCATCAGCATCAGCGTTCAGTTGCCCAGCCTCAACAACTGGCAACAAATGCTTAACTTGTCGGGCTTGCTGGGATAGAGAAACATTCAACGTAACGTACAAGAAACACTAGAAAGGAGATAAAACATGACACAAATAAAATCATACACACAAATATATTCAAAGGCAGTTGCTAACTTGAGGAGTTATCAAATGGCTATCAGGAAAAAACCAATGGAGAAGCAGTGTTTGCTCACTACTACCGCTACAAAGTTAAACTGTATAAACATGGAGGAACATGGTAATTCTCCAGTAGAGGTGCGCCACGTTCTTATCGACTATCAGAACGATAACGAACAGATTGTTTCTAAGGTGATGGATAGGCGCAAAGCATTCCAATTAAATTATAGATTTAAAGGAACAGGTATGGCATGGGCAGTCAAAACAGGATATTAATAATGAAAACTAATAGCAATAAGACTAACAGAGTGATGCTGCAACGTGCCACTCTCTCGGTACACCCTGATACCAAGGCCATCCTACAGGCTTGGCGGGGATTCTATGGCATCCCCTATGGCAGATGCCTAGATGCTATGGTGGCCTACATTAGGAGCCGCCCTGACTTCCGGATTCCCCTGGTGGGGAAGCGTCAGAGCTTACTATCCTCACATAAACCTTGATGAACCCCTTGCTTTCCCAGCGGTCTATCACCATTACGTCCTCCGATCCCTCAAGGATTAGTTCCTTGATAAAATCGGGGTGACTAGCGCATTGTTTATCCGTGATAAACAGGTGATCTCCGCTGGCATAGTGGGGCATAAAAATAAATGTTGACTTACCAATAAAATTAAATGATACACTACGGAATAGACAGTTCTTGCGAACTTGTCCAGACTTTCCAGAAGCTTACGAGTTCCCTGGAACACAGCCTCGGAGTGATCGCAAGCACTGCCGGGGCTGTTTCTTTTCCCGATCTAAAAGGACACCCTCACCAACTGACCCGCGCACGGCAGGACGTGAGGATAGAACACGGTGTCGCCTCGACCAACGTACCAAGCGACTTAATACATGACGCTCCAGCAATGGAGGTGAGTAACGTGAGCTGGGTGAATAGAGTCAACGCCGTCCCAATGCTCACGTAGATGACCACTGGCTCCAGCTTTTCAGACTGCCAAGCATCCTCTCCCAGCAATGGGTGAGTTGTGCCCACTCTCCTACTTTTCAGAAGACTGACAAGCAGCTAGCAAAGCTAGTCGTTTTTCCTAAGGATAAAACGAGCAAGATATTTTCCTTGATAATAAATAAACAACCAACCAAAAGACAGTATGACCACTAAAGAAAAGATAATGAAGATAGCACTTCAAGAAGTTAGCAAGCGCGGCGTAGGCCGTGCAGCTAGAGCGGAGGCCGAAGGTCTCACCGAATCGATAATGCTTTGTATTGATAGCCAACCTAAAACCACAGAAATATATGAACAAGAACTTGAACGAGCCAGCACAGAAATTAGACAGCTTAAACTGTCTTTGGGTGAATCCTACGTTAAGCTTGCCGAGCAAGCGCGAAGCCTATCTGGAGCGACTGTTAAAGATAGTGATGACCTATCCATTCCTGCCACGTAGACTACACGAAATCTTAGAAACAGAGGAGAAAAATTATGAGTGATCCATTCGTACATCTTAGACAAGCCGGGTTAATTACTGTCGCACCGCCGATAGATGATGCGCCCAAGAAACGTGGCCCTAAAGTGAGGCCAGTACCAACGCAGATAGCTCTGGCTATTGCTGAATATAAGAAGCAAAAATCCCTGGCTGCAATCTGCACAGAGTTTGGAGTGAACAGAAACACATTAGCCGTGTATTTATACGGAGACAAACATGAAAACAAACGACCAAAATAAAATTATCCTCGCCAAACTGTGGCATGATCTATTAGCTGCAATCGGTTGGAAAAAAACTCGGAGAAAATAAATATGTACTACACTAAAATGAGACTAGAAAATGAAGCCTATCAACATAGAGTTGACAGTGCCTGGGAACAACGTGAACGAGCCGAACACATGGCTCGCTTCACTGTAGAAAGCGAAGAGTTTGCACGGAAATATTTGGAAGAGCAGATGGCTCTGCTGAAGGAGGCCAGCAAATGAGCGCCACCCTATTCGAGCAAAGCGTGCTTCCGCTATACGAAGCAACCCGCACCGAGTGGCTAGAACAAGCTCGCTCGGCAGCATATACGATCGGCTGCAACGGAGGCACGGTTACGATTAACGACGTGCGCCGCGTTTGCCCACCTCCGGTCGAAGTCGACCCACGAGTGATGGGCGCGGTGTTCCTTCGCAAGCTCTGGCGCAAGGTCGGATACTCAAACTCAAGCCGGAGCGAATCGCACGGCAGACCAGTAGCA